TTGAAAACGTAACTACGCTTACTGGTTCACGTGTTTATGAAAAATGGACTGATATTACAGGTCTTGCTAATATTGATGATGAAGCAGGTAAAATTGCTGATATTGATGATCCAAAACTTTCTCTTATCAAATACACTATCAAGCGCTATGCTGGTATCTCAACAGTTACTAACAGCTTGCTTGCTGACTCTGCTGAAAATATCCTTGCATGGTTGTCTGGTTGGATTGCTAAAAAAGTTGTGGTTACTCGTAACAAGGCAATCTTGGGTGTTGTTGAGAAACTCCCAACTAAACCAACATTGACTAAATGGGACGATATTATTGACCTTGAAGCTAAAGTTGACCCAGCAATCAAACAAACTTCATTCTTCTTGACTAACACTTCAGGCTTTACAGCTCTTAAAAAAGTCAAAAATGCTTTGGGTGACTACCTCATGGAACGTGATGTAAAATCACCAACTGGATATTCAATCAATGGTTTTGCAGTTAAAGAAATTTCTGACCGCTGGCTTCCTAACGCTTCATCAGGAGTTATGCCGCTTTACTTTGGTGACTTGAAACAAGCGGTAACATTGTTTGACCGTCAACAAATGTCATTGCTATCTACCAATATTGGTGGTGGTGCGTTTGAAACTGACACTACTAAAGTACGTGTTATTGACCGTTTTGATGTAGTAGCAACTGATACAGAAGCATTTGTGCCAGCATCATTTAAAGCTATTGCTGACCAAAAAGGTAACATTGGTTCAACAGCAGTCTAATTAGGAGGTAAGCTATGAGTGTATCTAAGGAAACTATCATGCAGACTCTGAATCTGGATGAGACAGACGACACGGCACTCATCCCAGCTTACATTGAATCAGCTCGACAGTACGTCGTTAATTCAGTCGGGGATGATCCAAAATTTTACAACCTCGACAGTGTGAGAGCTTTGTTTGATACGGCTGTAATAGCCCTAACAAGCTCATATTTCACGTATAGAGTGGCATTGACAGATACGGCAACATATCCTGTTAATCTAACGCTAAACAGCATAATCGGGCAATTAAGGGGGCTGTACGCAACTTATAGCGAGGAAAGAGGTGACTAATGGCTAGAGTTAGATATTTACCCTCAGACTTTCGTTATAAAGCAGATTTTGGGACATATCAAAGCACACCCAACAAATTCACTGGAGTGAGTGTGCCAAAGTTCGTGAAACAAT